CGAAGTTTGTATGACGCGCTCTGATTGCATTTGCCGCAGACCACTTGTGGCTTTACTTCCTCGCCCACGGACTTGCACCGAATTTGTAGGAACGCGTACTCCGTGTCTGCGGTGCAAATCTTCTTTGTGTCCAGTATGCCTTTGGTGCACGCAGACACTACGTTGCGGATGGAGTCGTTTATTTGATTTTGATTGCCCGACTGTAGTGCCATGAGGAGAACCTTTTCCTCCTTTACGACAAATGGGCGGTACTTTACGATCATGCCTGAAACAGGCAGGGTCATTGTGTATTCAGGTAATGCGGCAACGGTCAGTTTGTTCATGGTATCCTCACAGTAAATTGTGCTTCAAGTATTTAGATCACGGAGATATGGTTGGCGAAATTCTTGGCGTTGAATTGTATTCCGAGTATGACGAGCGGAATTTTCTGAAGTGGAAGGTAACTTCCTGCTGCATAAGATCGCCGTCTTTGTCGTACCCCAACTGGATCTCTCCGACCGCTTTGGGGTACGCTTCTTCCAAAATGCACAATTGGGTAATACTGTCGTCTCTACCCAAAGTGTAGATTTGAATTTCTGTAACGTAGTTGTCGTAGAACTCCATTTTAAAGTCTTGGGGATTGCATATGAAGTCTAGCCACGCATCAAAGAATCTTCGTTCCCGCATATCAGCAGACATGACGTAGGTCATGTTTATTTCACCTGCGTATGCCATTTCAAAAGGAAAGTTTCGGGCGGGACCGTAAAGGCGATTGGACTGTGTTTGCAGTGTTTTGCTAGGCAGAGACACAGAACTGCATCGCACAGTCAACTGGTTCAAAAAGTCTGTTTGCACTTGCAGTTCTCGCGGAGGCAGTATTACCACCTCGTATCGGTTGCCGTGTGCGACTCCGTTTCTTATGATGGAGTCCATCATGCCGCTTATGTTTGCTGGTATTAGTGCCATGTTAGTCTCCCCTTATGAATCGTTTGTATGTCTTTGTGTATATTGTTTGCGGCTGTACTCTTCTGGCAGAAGTTCCAGTTGTTTTGAAGGCTGCAAGATTTGCTTGCACCAAGTCACTCCAAAAGTCAAAGGGAATCACCACTGGTTTCCGCTTTACGCCTTCGTTTAGGTATCTGCGAAAGCACGGCTTGTACAGTCTGAAACGAGCCGACGATGGTAGAGTGTTCTCTTTGATCAGGAACCGCGATCTCCAGTCTTCCGCTTCTTCGGGTGGAAGTAGTGGTATTTGGTTCGTCATTATTTCAAACAGTTCCGATCTCCATTTAGGAGACAAGTAGTGTAGGTTTACTCCCTCAAACCCACGCTTGTGTACCTTTGTGACAACCACTAGTGGGTACTTGTCGTAGTGACCTCTGCGGTTGAGAAACGCCTCACTTACAGGTTTGTAGGTAAAGAACACTACTTGTCCTGGTAGCAGTCTTGGTGGAACCAGTAGCATTCTGTTCTTTTGGAACAGGCGCAGCAGAGAGGTGTACGCGGAGTCCGTCCCTCCCATTTCTCCTGTGGTGTCTTTTAGGATTTCTTCTAGGTCTTCGTTCATTTGGGCTTTTTGAAGAGGTCGTCCTCGGTCAGAACTTTGAACTCCCAACCTTTGGTTTTTGCTGCTTCTGATGCGGCTTCCCATTTAGCCTTGTTCACCAACCAAGTCTTTACCTCGGTGATGTATCCCCTAGTAACCTTGCTCCGCTTCTTTGGTTGGCAGCACTGCTTCTTGGGTTTGATTTCCACGAGCAGGGTCTTCACGCCATCAGGTGTGCGTACTTCCATGATGAAATCAACAAAGTAGCGGTGCCGTTGCTTGTCTACTGGACTCCAGTACGGAATCACCACCTCTTCTGACCCCCAACGAATAACATTCTCATTAGTGTCGCAGTATTTCATAAACTTGCGTTCCCACATACTCCGATAGCAAATCTTCATGGGGTTGCCCATGTACTTGGAGGGATTGGTGGGTTTGAAAATACCGCGATACGCCATATAGATACTTATGTATTCAGGAACCAAAAAATGGCACAACTCCAACCAACAAACGATACTAATCCATTACCTCCAGTTCCTGTTTCCACAAACAGACTAAGCGATCAATTTGATCCACGTAGAACTAGTCCACTTTCCACTGATCCAGTTATACAAGCACTGGAAAACGCTCCTGACTTCAAGAGAGGGTCATACAGCCGACCTTCTATAATGAGATTCCCGTCTAACATAAGCAGCGGGGAGTTTCCGCACTTGATGCAGTTTCGTGTTTTTTGGAGATGGGAACGAAAGGATTTAGAGCCTTTAAATCAAGCAAGAAGAGACACCGAGTCTAAGTTGACGACTTTGAAAGAGGTTGAGTCTATCTTGGCTTCATCTGGTAACGAAAAGAGCCTTTCAGATGTATTGTCTATTCACAGGGACTTTGTGAATAATTTTGATCCACAACTGTACGCTGAATTATCAAGGAATCCCAAGCAGGCTAAAGAACTACTAGAACAGAGAATCAAGAGTGAACAGACATCTCTTGAGGAGTTAAACACCTTTGGTAAGGTGTCTTTGGACAACGACGAACGATTGCAAGTACAGGATCGTCTTACGAACGCAGTAGAAAATTTGTCTGCTGTTGAGAGTGGTGTTGCAGCAGGTATAGCAGCGGGAGTTTTGGGATATTTTACTGGTGGCGCAAAGGGAGCAGCAATTGGATTGGGCAGCGGTGCTTTGGCTGGAGGTGGTGCTGTATTAGGCGCGCAGTTTGCACAAAACCAACCTGTCTACGATCAAATGGTTTCGATCTATCTTCCATTCTGCACCAAAGTCAACAACGAAGACAGTTTTGTGTTTGAAGACAGTTCGCAGGCTAAAGCAAAGGGATTTGCTGATTTGTTTAGCGCATCAGGAAGTATGTTGGACGCAGGATCTCAAGTTTTGGATGCGGGCGCACAACAAGTCGCAGGACAGTTTGGAGACGCAATCGCATCTACTACTGGCAGAGTACTCAATCCTAGACTTGAAAAGTTATTCAAGCAAAAAGACTTCAGAAATTTTACCTTCTCTTGGGAACTGTACGCCAGAAACGAAGACGAGGTTAGAACCATACGAGACGTGGTTGAATCGTTTAGATACCACGCGCATCCAGCAAAGGCAGAAGAAGTGAATATGCAAGAAGGAGAACAGACATCAAACACTCAAATCATGTTGCGTGTTCCCGCAGAGTTTGAAGTGAGATTTTTGTCTTATGAATCAAACGAACGAGGATCAGAGTTTAAAGAGAATCCGTTTTTGCCTAAAATAGGTCGTTGCGTAATCTCTTCTATTTCTGTCGATTACACTCCTAATGCTGTGTTCTCTTCTTTCAAAAACAACTCCCCCACTTCGGTTACCCTGACCATTTCAATGAGCGAAGTCACAACTATTACCCGAGAAACCGTCGATCTAGGATACTGATCATGTACTTTTCCAAGTTTCCATACATTGACTACACAATTAAGAACGGAAGTTCTTTCAAGACTGCTTTTGTTCGTAACATCATGCGTAGAGTTAAACTCTCGGACGAAATCAAAGGTGGTCCTGGTGTTTTCATAGAGTACGATATAAAGGACGGCGAGCGTCCCGAGCACATAGCAGAAAAAGTTTACGGAGAAGCAGACTATCACTGGTTAGTGATGCTGACAAATGATATAATTGATCCTTACTTTGGATGGTATAAGTCGTCATCAGTTTTGCAGGAGTACATTTACGGTAAGTACAGTGGATATTCTGTGTACTTTACAAGTGCCACTGCTGGTTCTACGCACGGATTCTTTTACAGCACTAAACTGATGTCCGGTAGTAGTTTGTCTCAGGGGTCTAATCGTCATTCGGTGAAAGAGTACTATCCCACTATGTGTAAAGTTACCACCGAATTTTCTTTCCAAAACGGAGGAGCGACTTTTACCTTTAGTGACGGAACCCAAAGTCCTGTTTACATTCACAAAGTAGAGCAATCAGCGGTATCTGCTCATCACTTTCAAATAACCCGACCTTCGGGTAGTAATGGAGCAGTAGAAACAGTCACAGTAGACCCATTGTCGCAACAGACATCCAGTTATGACTATGTTGGAGGATACCTGAGCAACAAAGAAAACGAGTATCCTATTTTGGACACTGATGGAGTGGGCTATACCGGATCGGGAACAGTTTCTCTGTGGGAAACATATGTTGGTAAATACATGGGAATCAGTGGTAGTCCTGTCACAACCTACGCACAAGCAAATCAACTGTATGAAATGGAACAAAACGAACAGAAACGAACAATCAAAATTCTTCACCCAAGGTTCAAGAGCCTTGCTGTGAAAGAGTTAGAGTCTTTACTAGGAATTTGATAAGTGGCTAACAACAGTACACACGGATCAGGAATCCTAAAGGCTGGCGACTATAAGGTAGACAAGTTTACCTTGAGATCAGCAGTAAACGGAAACAGCGTTGATCTTAGAGGTGTTGTTGTACAGTTTGAAGTCTTTGAGGACATCTTTTCTCCGTATCTAACTGCAAAGTTGTATGTGGAAGACACTTTAAATCTTCCTGAGCGAATTCCTATATCAGGGCAAGAGATTGTAGAGATTGGTTTCAAATCGGACATAGACTCCTTCAAGTTTGTGAATCTCAAGTTTAGAGTCTACAAGTTAGACAATCAGCAGTTAGGAGAAAACGGCAAGAGCCAAACATACACTCTTCATTTGATTAGCATGGGTGGCTACTTGAACTACTCTCAGTACTGTGGATATTCTGTCAAAGGCAAAACCTCTACTATGGTAGAAACCATCTTCAGCAAACACTTTCCTTCATCTGTTTGGAAAGACCGTTTGTTTGTAGAGCCTACATCAGATAACTACTCGTTTGTTTTGTCTGGCGGATATACCCCATTCAAAGCAATAAACTGGCTAACTTCTAAAGCGTCAAACGAACACGGTAAGGGCTATTCCCCGTATTTTTTCTATGAGACTGTGGATGGCTACTCTTTCAAAAGCCTGAATAGAATAATTGCAGATGGAGCAAAGGGGGTACAGCAGTACACCTATATGCCCCCTAATTTGAATGTTCCTGATAGTCAGCCCGACTCCGTTCCGTTTGCCTCTGTTCTTCCTCCCCGATATCACAAGATTCAAATGATGGAAGATGTCAGTAGATTCGATATGGCGAATGGTATAGCCACGGGGGTTATATCCTCAAAATTGTTAGTGCATGATCTGATCCGTAAGCAACAAAGAGTACAACAATTTTTTGAGCGAGATGTATTCGATGCCAAGCCTAAACTAGGAACAGAAGTTCACTTTAAAAAAGAAACCACGGAAGCATCAGAAATACTCGATAGGGGTGCATCATTTTTCTATGGTCCCAGCACACCTTACACTGTGTATAGCGAAGCAAGTCGAATTGTAGACAACTTTGGCTACGAAAGTTTGTTTCTAAAAAAGAAACACCACCTGAACAGTCTTCTATCACATAAAATCAACGTCTTGGTTTCGGGTGATTCAAGACGGCGTGTCGGAGACGTTGTCCGACTAAACATATCTAAAATACAATCAGATAGTTTTTTAGATCCACTTTCAAACGACAAGAATTTAGGTGGCGACTATGTGATTACTTCTATACGCCACCAGTTCAATACCACTTATACTTGTAAGTTTGAACTATCTAAAACCTGCATGGGGGTGTGATGAAAGGCTTTCTAGGAAAAGAAGGATTTGTTTGGTGGCACGGTGTAGTGGAAGACGTAAACGATCCACTACAACTAGGGAGATGCCGCGTTCGTATATTTGGATTCCATGTAGACAACAAAGTTCAGTTGCCCACTATTGATCTTCCGTGGGCATATCCTATGCAACCAATCACGTCCGCTGCGGTTTCTGGAATAGGATCATCTCCTACCGGACTGATATTGGGATCTCATGTGTTTGGGTTTTTCCGTGACGGAGAGGAAGCACAAGACCCAGTTATGATGGGAACCTTTGGAGGAATTCCCCAAACATCAGCAAATTCCAATGTGGGATTCGAGGATCCTAGTGGCAAGTATCCTCCTTCAACATCAAATGGTTATCCTGTGGGTGTTTCGGTGGTAGGAGAAGCGGACACCAACCGCTTGGCAAGAAACACCGATCCTGCACAGACACAGCAGACCGTGGTTGGAGCAAAGGCTTCCACCGTGAAACAGAATATACAGAACAACCCCGACATGAAGGCAAAGAGTACTTGGTCTGAACCAATGACTCCGTATGCAGCACAGTACCCCCGCAATCACGTGAGTTTCAGTCAGAGCGGTCACGTTCGTGAAGTGGACGACACTCCTGGGGCAGAGCGACTTCACGATTACCACCAGTCAGGAACATTCACCGAAGTGGGTAACGGGTGGCAAGACAACCCAAACGGAACTCGTGTGCAACGAATCGTGGGGGACGACTACGAGATTGTACACGGCAACAAGAAAATCTATATTGCGGGCAGTCAAGGCGTGGACTTGGTGATCGCGGGTGGAATGAATATCACAGTATCAGGCGCAGTGAATCTCCAGGTGAACGGGAATGCAGACATTCTTGCAAACGCCAATGTAAACTTACAAGTTGAAGGCGAGTTCAAGGCTTCTGCAAAGACAATGGAGTTCTACACAGACGGAGACATTGGCTTCTCTGGACGAACCATTTCCTTTATGACAGACTCTGCGGTCATGGTGATGCAGCAGGGCAAGCGTATTGAAGTAAACTCAGGTGAGCCTGTCGTGAAACCCAAGCGGGTGGATTTGAGGTAACCCATGACAGGCGGAATGGTTTACAGGGGACTGCATCGCAAGTACGCCGAAGGCTCTTCGGAGTATGTGGTGTATCACTACGGAGACGTTGTGAAGCGTGACACGAAGTTCTATGTGTGTGACACTGAAACCACAAGCGGGTATATTCCTGAAGACATAGGGTCTGGATTTACACTCATGTCTTTGACCGTGGATCCGTCTCCCAACGATATCATCAACGGAGGATCGTACTAATGCCAGGTTTCGGAGTATGTCGAGCAAACATTGACGTGGCAGGTGGGCTGATCTTGGTCGGAAACGCAACGGTGTTTCTTGACGGGTTCCCTGTGTCTGTAGAAGGCAACCCCGTGGAAGACCACGGCAACAACGAACACGACAACGCAGTTATGATTCAAGGCAATCCTAGTTTTGTAATAGGCGGTATTCCGGTGTGTACTGGTGCGAGTCAAGCCAGTTGCGGTCACACACCCAGCACTTCTTCAACTCTATTTGTGGGGTAAACCATGACGTGTCCGTGCAAGCAAAAACTAACAGACGGCGAAAAGAGCATTCTTACCTTTGGACTGAACGATTTCCAAAACCTGTTGACAAAACCCAACGAGACTGCTATTGCAGCAGCAGGAAAACTTTTAGGAAACAATAGTGATAGGGTTGCTCGCCTGATATTGAATTCCCAAACCCCAACGGGTGCTCTCTACGCCATTCTGCCTTCACTGCAATCAGCACAGGCTAGATTTACGGCTACCCAATCAGCACTGTCGAAGTTTGATGCGGAGTGCGCAAAGTACAAAGACCCCAAGCAGTTGGCGCGAATGATCAGCAGTCTGAACCTGTACGGGCAGTTTCAGTGTGCTTTGGGCATTGAGGGACTGGATATTGGTGTGGGGTTGAATATGATTCAACAGGACGGAAAGCAGTCCATAAACGCCATGATCGCGGCTCAAGTGGACTTGGAAGCACTGCTGAATCAAATAGATCCTGGTGCAGGAACCGCTTTGGCGGGGAACCTCCAAAACGCCATAGACTCATTTCAATCGGGGGTCGCTGGTGTGTTTGAAAAAATAGACGCTGCCAACGGCGCAGTGAACGGAGCAGTGGACGCAGCAACTGCAAAATTAGCGGAGGCTCTTTCGTTTATTGACAAGGTAACCTCTATAAATCTAATGAGCAACATCATATCGGAAAGTGATGATCCATGTAACCAATTGAGCGTTGATGCAACAGTTAATGTGGTAGACCCACAATTCACAAATACAGTTCGTACCGCGCTTACCGGCACAGGAGCCACCAGTTTCAGATGAGCGACTTTACCCAAATACTCCGAACCGCGACCGACTTTGCTCTAGTGGGGGGTGAGTTTTTGGGTGTGCTTATCATGGGTATTGGGATTGGAGTAGCGGGAGTGATCCGCAGACGCAAGAAAACGGAGAAACAGGTACAGGAAGAAGAGAAAAAGCAGGTCATCGAAGAAAATCACAGGGTAATGGTTCACACCCGAGTTCACGAACACCTCACAGAACTGCGTGTAACTGTTCGTGCGTCTAGGTGCCTAGTGTTTCAGTTTCACAACGGCGGAAAGTTTGCGGACGGCAGTTCCATCAAACGTGTTTCTGTTACTCACGAGTCGTGTAGTGGTGGAGTGAAAAGCATGATGATTGAGTCACAGGATGTCATGCTGAACCGTTACATGGATCTTATCCGTATACTCAACACCTCACCCGACAGAATTATTGCGGTTGACACCCTGCCCGAGTCCGCGTTTCGTTCCAGTTTTGAGATAAATAACGTGCTGTACTTCACGGTTAGTCCGCTCAAGTGTATGGACGGGATCACGCCTTTGGGATTTGTGTGCTGCCACTGGTGTTCCCGAGAAGGCTTGGACGAAATCGAAAAGGACGGCATTTCGGAACACTCGGTAGAACAGGTCATAGAGAGCAACAGCAGAACCATAAACGCGCACCTTACTGCGCAACAGGAGAGATGACAGATGGCAGTTCGCCTTATAAGCAGCAATACTACTGCTCCACAGTACTGTGATTTGGAGATTAGTTTTGCACGCAATCCTAAGACTGGCGATTTGCTGACGGTTACCAATAGTGGATCGGTGAAGCAGGCTTTGCGATCACTTATTCAAACTTCATTTGGTGAACGACTCTTCCAGCCTCGTTTGGGGGGTTCCCTGCGTCATCTGCTCTTTGAGCCGATAGACGAAATCACTACTTTGGAAATACGTGATCGTTTACTCCAAACCATACGAAGACATGAACCTAGAGTGGGAATGTTGTTTGTTGATGTGGCATCTGATCCAAACAACAACAGTTACACTGTAAACGTGGAATACGGTGTGAGAGGATCAAATGATCGTCAAACAATAACCACGGTTTTGGAAAGGGTGCGCTGACGAATGGCAACAAACACCAACAGTTTCAATGTCCTTGGTTTGGACTTTGAGCAGACAAAGCAGTCGCTAAAGCAGTTTCTGTCGTCTCAGTCCACTTTGAAGGACTACAATTTCGATGGATCGGTTTTGAGCACTATTCTCGATGTGCTTGCGTACAATACTCACTATCAAGCATTTTATTCTAATATGGTTGCAAATGAAGCGTTTTTGGACAGTGCAACGCTTCGTAGTTCTGTCGTTTCTCATGCAAAATCGTTGGGCTACGTTCCAAATAGTATTCGTTCTGCTAGTGCTACCCTTACTATTGATGCTGTGGGAGCGAGTTCAAACACTTATTTAAGCAGAGGAACAGAATTCATCGGGACCAATTCTGAAGGAACGCAGTATCGTTTTGTCCTATTGGATACGGTGTTTGCCAACGGAACCACGCAAAAGTTTGAGAGTGTAAAGGTTTACGAAGGAACTCTTCGTAGAATGTCGTATGTTTACGACTCGTCTCGCAAGTCGGGTTTTTTATTGACGATTCCAAACAACAAGACAGATGTTTCGACCATCAAGGTTAGAGTTCAATCCTCGCCATCTGATACATCTGGATCGGGTGATGTTTGGTCCTATGCCACGAATTACATTGATCTCAAACCCACCTCCAAGGTGTTTTTCTTACAAGAGCGAGAACAAGGGATTTACGAAGTTTTCTTTGGAGACAACTTCTTGGGATCAAAACCAGCGGATGGTAGTTTGGTTGTTGTCGAGTACCTTGAGACGAACGGCACAGCGGCAAACGGAATTACTTCATTCACTACATCCGTAACTGGTCTACAAACAATTACAGTGGTCGGGCAGTCTTCGGGTGGTGCTGAACCGGAGAGTATTTCTCGTATCAAATTTCTAGCACCAAAATTCTACCAATCACAGTCTCGTGCAGTGACAGAAAACGATTACATAGCAAAGGTATACAGGGAGTATCCCAACACAGATTCGGTGATTGTCTATGGAGGCGAAACTGTTACGCCAGCCCAATACGGCAAAGTGTTCATAGCGATAAAACCTACTTCGGGAAATGTTCTCAGTACTGATGAAAAGACTTCTCTTGTCCGAACACTCAAAGAGACATCTAGTGTTGTGACTATAAGTCCCGTGATAGTAGATCCTGATTACATTGACGTTATCGTAGATTCTTTGGTTACTTATGATCCTGCTCGCACCACTCTTCAACCAGGAACACTAAAGGCATTGGTGGTGTCTTACATTTTCAATTACTCCTCTACCAGTTTGGAGTCCTTTGGTTCTAGTTTGTACTTGTCTAAAATTATGCAGGGAATCAATGCACTAGATACATCAATTTTGGGCAACCAAACTTCGATCAGAATGAGAAAGAGTGTTCCCGTTGCCACGATTGCAGCATTTAGGGGTCTTCAGATAGACTTTAAGAATCCACTGTACAACCCACATTTGGGTCACACTCCTGAATTCGATCCCACGGATACCAGTGAATCAGTAGTAACGTCAACTACTTTTTCTCACAAGAATATGGATGGAAATACTGTATCAAATGTGATGATTGCAGACGATGGAGAAGGAAACATAGACTTGGTTACATTTGATAACGATAACACCAGACGAGTGGTGATGCACAAGATTGGAACAGTAGACTACGTATCAGGAGTGGTTATTTTGTCCAGCAAGTTTATGCCTATCACAAACAACAACCTGTTCAGTGTGACGGTAAAGCCAAAGAACCAAGACTTGTTTGTGTTTGAGAACAAGATTCTTCGTGTCTCGCGCGGCTATTTCGATTCCGTTACGGTTTCACTCACGACTCAAACTGCTAGAAAGAATGTGATACGAGGTTGATATGACAGACATCAAGAACATCATACTCAATAGCACTGACGACGCTTTAGAGAAAAGCATTGCTCCTTTTATAGAGGAGCAGTTTCCCACTTTCATACGGAGTGATTACCGAAAACTGGTGCTGTTTATCAAATCGTATTACGAGTGGATGAATGCGCAGGGAAATCCTGGATATGTGACCGCAAATCTTGAATCCATCTATGATGCAGATAAAAACTTAGAGGAGTTTTACTCTCACTTCAAGAACGTGTACATGGAGGGGTTTCCTGAAATATTTGCCACAAACACTTCAGGCAATAAACCAAACAAGAAAACACTACTGAAAAAGATTAGGGACTTCTACGGAAATAAGGGAACAGAGAGTTCTTACAAGTTTCTGTTTCGGCTCCTTTACGACAGTGATTTGGAAGTGTATTACCCAAAGGATGACCTGCTGAAAGTTTCAGATGGTCGTTGGGTAGAGCCTGTTTCAATCAAAATTTCTTCTTTGAATGGAACTGCACTGTTTGATTTGAAGGGTGGGCAGGTACAGCAGATAAACGGAAACGGTGAAAGTATTTCTAGTGCTGATATCGACACTGTAATTCAATACACCCAAAACGGTATTCGAGTAACTGAATTGTTCTTACAGAACTTGGTTGGAGACTTTTTCCCTGGAGTAGAAGTTAGGGCAACTACAGCCACAGGCACAGAATACAGAGAAACTGCGTTTAGTGTCTTGGGAGACTTTTTCATCCAGGTTCCGGGAGAAGGTTATCAAATTGGCGACACAGTTTCGGTTACAGCAATACCAGCGCAAGCGTTAGTAGACAACATTCAAACTACTCCCACAGAGGACGGAGAAACTGGGGAAGGTAGTCAGCAGTCATCAGCACTAATAGAGAATACTCAGAGTGTGGTGTTGGGCGGTATCGGATTCTCTGCTCGTGTTGAACAGGTAGGATTTTCTGGAAACATTAAACGTATATCAATCATCAACTCGGGATTAAACTACGGAGCAGATATCGTTGTCAACATCTTTTCGCCCACGGGCAAAAAGAAAGCAGTTGTTTATGCCTTGCGTAAAGCAATTACTCGATACCCTGGGTACTTTAAGGGAAACAGCGGCAAAGTTTCGTCCAACAAGAAGATACAGGACGGACACTATTACCAGGAGTTTTCCTATGAACTAAGGGGTAGGGTTGGAATAGATGAATACTTTGATGTACTGCGTCAGTTGGTCCACCCTGCTGGTATGCGTATGTTTGGATCGGTTTTGCTGAAAGGCGATTTGAACAATACTATCAGTACGTCCACGCAGTTTACTAGATTTGAATCACCCGTGATAGGTCGATACACCCCCTACGCACTTCGTACATTCAACGATCTGCGCGGCGGGTATTTCTTGCCCAACCAAGTAAAGGGCGCGACTCTTCAGGTGTGGTTGAGTGGGTACAACATTGCAGGGAACACAACTGATGGAATGACTGCTGACTGGGCATACTACATCAGAGAAAAGACATACGACTTGGAAACCGGAGAATTCATTTCTCCTGAAAATTGGAGTGATGTGTTTTTTGGTATACGGCATTGGAGGAGTCTTGTCGGTGGACACACTTTCAGCCATTGGGCTGATTTACCAAACACCAGTTACTGGTTGACTCCAAACGCCAAACGAGAAGCAGTAAACACCCACTTCTCGGTGGATTTCATGCCAGTCAACTACAGGTTTGCGGCTCGAACACCAACAGGCGCGCCGTGGACAACCGCAAGAAATTTGGGATTCAGTGGTCCGACTGTGGGCGCACTTGGATTGAGTGCAGCGCGTTCTTATTTTGCAGTTGTGAAGCCGGGTAGAGTTTCTGCTACTTCTATGGGGGTTGTATCAGCCACAGACAATCCTGGTGCTTTTGTGCTTTGTGACAACGGTGCGAGTTCTTGGTCATCTTCGCATGGGATAGTGATTGGATTCACTGGTGGCGGAAATCAACCTAAACTCGTTGCTTTCAATAGAACCGCAAGCGCATCTGTTACTGTTCAAGGAAACTTTGGAGCAACAGGTGAGTGGAGACTTATTTCCCACACATATTCTGTTGGGAGCGGAAGTTCTGGACCAATGTCTCTGTTTTTGGATGGCGTGTCGTTGGCAACCCAAGAGTCTGTTGGAGTGCCAGCAACTTCTATAGCCACTGGAAACTTGATGGTCGGAGTTAGGCGATTTGGTAATGTGGGAGCATTCGACGGAGAGATTGCTGAAATTCTTGCGTACCAAGGCGCACTATCAGACGGCGACCGCCAAAAGGTTGAAGGCTACCTTGCACACAAGTACAACCTAGACGGCAACCTGCCGCAGGGTCACCCGTACAAAACCACTCCTCCCGGTGCGTCTCTGCCTGCTGGTGGCTGGTCTGGTGCCACAGGCGACTTCTACCCTCGGGGCTACAATCCGTACATTGGTTCCACCACAGAAACCGGACCGGACGGCAGCACTGCGGCAGCAGGATCGCTGTTCTTCCGCAGTGGACTGGGGTACACGTACACTGTGGTGGACGAGTTTGGGTTGACTGCACACAATCCCATTGGCGCGCCATTGGGGAGCACCACTGCTTGGTTGCGGGGCAGAGAAACTGTTTTGGAGCCAAAGGATCTTCCTGGACTAGTGCTGTGGCTGAAGCCCGAAAACATTGGTGTGTGTGGCTCGGTTGCTAATGGAGCGTCTATGGATGTTTGGCGCGACGCTTCACCGGAGCAAAACCACGCACTGCCTCCTACATGGGACAAGTGGAACGGCGTTGCCACTCTAACACACAATGCCACAACCGATAGTGGTTGGGTCAGAACCGTTTACGATTCAGTGCATCCGCTCACAAAGATACAGTTCAAGTTTAATGGCGTGTGTGGAGGATATACGTCTGGAAGACTGTGCATGGTTGGACTTAGTTCTACTCCAAATAACGGTACCTTTAACCCAATATATGCAGTTTACTCTTATGGTGCGCGTGCCAATGATCCCACCGCAAACCGTACTATTTATTACCGAAAATACATATCTTCTGGAAGTGACTTCGTTGAGGCAAAACCAACAGGAATAACACAGTCAACCGACTTCACCGCATTCGATGACAGTGTGTTTGAAGTGGAGTACGTTGATCCGTACGTTATTTACCGCAGAGACGGTGTGGAAGAAGGAAAAATATACGAAGGGCACAACGCTTCTCTGTACTTCAAGACTTCTTTCTATTACCAGACTGTTGACAATACAAGCGGACACTCTGTAACCGTTTTGGAAACCTCGTACAAGGGCAAGGCAGTAACTCCCACCTTCCAAACCACAGGAAGCCCTGCGGTCAATGTGGTGAATTACGCAGGAATGACTGTGGATAAACTGCGACCCACTCTTGTGATTAACGACAACTCAACATCGGGTGCAACCGGAATAGAGTTCAATACAGGCACACTGTACAGTCCTGACAAGACCACTTGGAGACAGACAACTACCAACTACTACCCGTATTCGGATCTGCTTGCTGATCCCAACAATAACGCACCGTTGGGAATAACACTAAGTAGAACAACCGGACCGTTTCATCCAACACTTCCTGTTGCTGTTCGTATGAGTGTTGGAAACCACCAGTTATCACCACCGTATACGGCAGGTGTAACAAACGTAGCACTATTTAATAAAATCGTACCCGACATTAATCCCAGCGTAAACGGAGTAGTGTACTCCTGCTACTATCGTCCGGTTTCTACGGGATCAAACCAATTTATCATAAGAGACGGTACAAATAGCACAAACAACGTAGTGTGTAATATTGCTAATAGCCCAAGTGGAGCCACGCTTAGTAGTTTTTCAGTCAGTTATGCTGGACCGGCTAACGCCACGAATAGTGGAGCGTACGTGATTCGTCTAAAAGATAACTGGAATAAAATTGTGGTGTACGGGAGCAGCGCAGCGTTTTTGCCTTCGTGTACATCTGTTTATGTGTATCATGGATTTGGTGGTGGTGGTTGGACAGCGGGGATAACTGCCGACATATGGGGAGTTCAAGTGGAGTCTCAGGGGCGAACATTTGCAGGGCACCATGTTCCAACTATTGGTGTGTCGAAGTATGGGTCCAACCCACTTCTTTCGTACCTAGAGGGTGATCAGTTGTTGCCGTTCGTGACTGGAGGAACAGGAGAGAGCATTCTTCGGGCTCGACATATGTGGTTGACCAAGCCTCTTGTCTTCACGGATGAGATGGACTACTTCATGGTGTACCGAAAAACATCGGATTCATCTGGCACTGGATTTTTTGTCAACAACGCCAGCAAATTCCGATATCAAGGCTACGAGCCATACGGAACCGTAATGTTCTTGCGCTCGTATAACGAAACCGATTTGAATCCCGGCAATCAAACGCCGTCATATTACCACTTTAGATACGGTCCTGTTCCAGGCAGCACAACCGGAGAAACACAAGTGGTTTCTGTTCTCTATCCTCACGATACAGGTAATTTTGTGTTTTCTCCTTGGGTTTCAGGCACAACTCTTGGCACAACGGTATTAGGGGAATTCCGTCGTCAACTAGCATACGATCCCCATGTTAGTGGTGTCGGGGCTGGCAGATCGGTTGTAGAGGCGTCTCGGGACGGCAACGGAGCAATTCAAGCGTTTTGGAACGGAGATCCTGCCACAAACAAGTCACGATCAACCGGTCGGTATGTTTCTAAAGGCTATCAAGGATTTACCGATATCCCTGATATCATCGAAGCAGACGAAACCGACTTGGGTCTTGATGTTCAAGGTGGCGACACACAGAATGTTGTTTACAGTGGACCTGTTCGCATAAATTCTTTCAACACATTCGTAAGAGGGAAAACAAATACTGATCCGCTAGGACCGTTTGCGTCTGCTGCATTTACAACGAATATTTCATCAAACACATCTTATAACGGCGGTGTTGTTCTGAGTGAAGTTATTGCGTTCAATCGTAAACTATCGGATTACGAACGACAGGTGGTTTACGGATACTTGTCTAGGAAGTACAGAGACTTGGAAAACAACCTTCCGGATCAGTACTACCGCACACACACCAGCACATACGAGCAAGGAATGACCTATTGGATCATTGAGTCTCATCCAAACAAAAAGAACTTGGACACCATTCCCTTTGGCAGTGAATTTTCGGGGCTAAAGGTACGAGACTTCTTGGGAGTGCCTGATTTTGTGTACAAGTCCGCAGGAACGGTGTTGGCTGATGGAACTGTTTTGACAACGGATACATATGATAACATTGGTCTGTAAACGCAGAAACGGGAGCCAGAGTAAATGCCACAGTACATTAAAGCATCGTTAGAAAGGTCTTACGCTGAAAGTTTCTTGAGAGAACTTGAGGCAGGAGATAATCAGTATTTTTTCTTTGTGGCAAAGAGTACTCCTTGGTCCAACGAAAACAACCCACCTGATTACACCGATTCTGTTTTGAGTGAGTACGATGTTATGAACAACATCATTGCACTCAAAAAGATTTCACCATCAGAAATATTGTACGCATTGCCACGATACGAGTGGACCAGCGGAACAATATACGACCAATACACAGACACTGATGAACTGTTTTCGGATGATGATCCGAAGATTTTCTATGTGGTAACCGAAGACAACAACCTCTACAAGTGCATGAGCAACAACGGAGGAGCGCGGTCTACCAAAAAACCAAGCATAGTTTCCACTCAAGAGTTTACACTAGCAGACGGATACACTTGGAAGTACTTGGCTACACTGCGTGAAAGTGATTTGCCGTATGAGTTGACAGACTATATTCCTGTCGATATTGCTCTGCGGTCTACCGATACAGATACAACAAACCAATACAATACTCAAAACTCTGCTGTGAACGGTGAGATCACCCGGATTTCAGTGAGCAATGCGTCAGGAGCATCGGCAGGGGTTTATACTTATGCAATACCGTCTTCTCCTTCTGCCTCTTCTCCTGTAACAATAGAAGTTGCAGGATGGAATACCGATACACGAGTTTTAAGCGTAGCGTCTAGTTCAGTTTCTAAATTTAATCCTGCGTACTCTTCTTATTACGTTGGTCACGCAATACGGGTTAATTATTCACAGGTGAATCCGTCTGAAGTGAACAATTACGGTATCATTACAAATGTTGCGGTTGGGTCTAATACTGTTGATATCACTATTGCGGACGATCTGATTCCGTTCACTGTAACGCCCACGAGAACTGGATCATTTGCGTCTGTGGAAATCATCCCACATATAACAGTTCACGGAAATGGTAGTGGAGCGTACGGCTTCGCAACACTGAATTTAAGCAAAAACATAACAGCGTTTACCTTGGTAAATAGAGGCTCGAACTACACCAATGTAGAGCCAGTGGTTTCTAGTACAAAAGAATCTCAAACCGTTCATCCCACGCTGACAGCAACACTGTCTCCCAAGGGTGGTCACGGCAGCAACATTCTTAAAGAACTAAACGTAAAAGACATCATCCTTATTTCTAGGATCACAGAATACGACACCGATAAGTTCATAGGTGGAGGAACGTATCGTCAGTTTGGAATCATCAAGAACCCAATTTTATCTGATGGAACTGGACGGGTTGCAGGAACAGAAATGGGATCGTATCGTGATGTGGTTCTAAAGGAGAACTACGATATAGTCGTTCCCGAAAGTGTTATTTCCTCTTTGTTTGTTGGAGGGAAAAACAACTTTATGGTTGGGGCAGAAACGTACACTTCAGGAAAGGTCATCCTGCTGAAGTCCAACAAAGACGTGGACGACAACATAACAGTGAAGATAGAATCCAATTCAAGAAGCGGAAGATTCATTTCATACGAAGACAGAAGAGATGAATTTACCCTGACATTGAACACGGCGAGTGGATTTGGCGTGGGAGAAACGGTTCAGCAAATAATACAAGCAAACACCGTTCTGCCTGATGGAAACGCATTCGCTTATGAATTGGTAGCCGAGGGCAAAATCTTGTCCATCGATTTCGTCGCTCGTAAGATGAACATACAAGTAAACTCCCAAACACCGTTTTTGGTAACTAGCGGCACGGTTGGAATTGGACCTATCACGGGTGTGATTTCGTCTGCGTCGGCAGATGTTTTACAAATAGTTGCTGTGTTGGGAGAACAGGTTTGGGTGTATCAAAATGCACCCCAAAATGTGCCGATTGTGGCAACGTATGCCGATGTTACTGGCATAACAACGGCTCCACTTTTCAGGGTAGTTAGTGTGAGCGATCAGTATTATGACACAGATGCGGTTCCCTCGTATCGTGGGCTTTTTCTTCTGCACATTTCTACCAGTGTTGGAGGAAGCACTGGCGGGGTAGATATTACCTCTTCTCCTCTTACTCCCAGTTCGTTTTCCTTTGGAGATGTGGTTGTACAAGGTGTAACGGGTGGCTACTCTCGATACGGATACGGGTCTGTCTACAATTGGGACTACGTGAATCCTTCTTACGGAAGGCTGTATCTGACCAATGTCAAAGGCGCGTTCAAGAGTGTTAGCACACACGGACTAATAGGAACTACTTTAGGCTCGTATTTGGTTTCTGATGTAGATCCGCCTGAAGTAATTCTTACATCGGGAGAAATCCTATACATAGACAATGTCAGGTTTATTCAACGGAGCAAAAACCAAGAAGAGGAGTTCCGTATCCGACTAGGATTCTGAACCAACAAAGATGCCATACACTAATATCTTCAATGTAAACCCGTACTACGATGACTTTGACACAGACAAAGGGTTTCTGCGTGTGCTTTTTAAGCCAGGATACGCAGTCCAAGCACGAGAACTCACACAACTGCAAAGTATCTTGCAGGATCAAATTTCAAATGTAGGCGATCACCTTTTCAAGGACGGATCACGCATCGTGGGCGGAGGTGTCAGTGTTAGAAACTCTAATTTTTCTATGGTTAGTGTGCTCAAAAATCCAGGACTTAGTGGCGTTGACTTGTCTGATTTCATTGGCGGATACATCGAAAATACTGGGTTCCGAGCAAAGTTTGTGAACTACATCGAAGAAGATCCGTCATCAGACGGACTAGTGATTCTTGTGTACGATGTTTTGAGAGGTGACCTTACCACAGGTGATACTGCGGTCTTCTTGGTAAACGGAGAAAGAATAGTAAACTTCAATCTTGAACGGAATTCTGTGTTTCCTGACACAGGATCTTGCAAGGTTGTTACTGTGGATGACGGTATATTTTACATTGACGGTTTCTTTGTCAGGAACACCAAACAAACATTCACCCCATTCAGAATTCAAACAGAGTTGGGGCAGTCGTATCGTGATCTCAATTTCAACAACTTCAGCAATCTAAGCAAAAAGATTGGGTTCCGATTGGTGAGAGATTCTGTGACAGAATCTGAAGACCCTACATTACGAGATCCCTCTATTGGATCGTATAACTACAATGCTCCTGGCGCAGACAGATACAAGATACAGCCCACGCTTGATCAAATCGATCTTGATTCTGATTTAGATGATTTTGTTGAGTTGTTGCGTTTTGAAAACGGAAGAGTTACCCGTAAGAGCGAGAAGATTACCTACGGGGACATACAGAAAGTTCTTGCTCAACGCACATACGATGAATCAGGATCGTATACTGTTCAGCCATTTGACATTGATATGCGAGCAGGCTCTAGTGAAAACACTATTGATGTAGTTTTTGGAACAGGAAAGGCTTATGTCTACGGAATAGAGGTTGACAATCAGTTCCCTCAGACCGTCTCTATAAACAAGGCACGAGAAACCAGCAGCGAGAGTAAGTCGTTCTTGTATTCTGTTGGTAACTATATTGGTGTGTCTTTGGGAAACACTGGAAACAACGGTGTTACTATGTCGGGTAACTACTCGTCGCTCAATGGTGGATCTGCTCTAGTCAGGTTTTTTTCTGGAAGCACTACTTCGCCTGGTAACTTGCTAGCAACAGGATACGTTCATGGTTTGATCCCTGTGCCGTCCTCTGTTGCACCATATACATCATATCAAGCAAGAATGTATTTGTACGGTGTATCAGGATCGATTGCGGGATCGAATATAGGGTTTGTGTATCGTCACACTGATGGTTTTACGCTAGCGACTATTCAAACTATTTTGGGTGCACCACAAACATCAACAGAGTCTTCACTGGTTTATCCTATTCAGCCGGGATATGCAGTGGATTCTTTATCTTTCAGTATGAGTACTAAAGTTGTCAGTGATTCAATCACCGCAACAAAAACAGGCTCGGTTACTAAGTGGGTTATTGATAGAAGCAAACTAGGAACTGCTTTGCCTGGACTTGTAGATACAGGGGCAATACAGTTCTTTGAATACGACAGCACCAATATTGCTGGTGGTGATGATCTTAATGAGATATCCATTATTGCCACCACCACGGATCGTGGTGGAATGGCGTATACTCCTGTTGCAGGAACTGGTGTTACTCTCAGCACATCAGCAGACAAATCCTCTGTTACTTTGGAGGTGCTGAATGCTCCTGCTGGGTTTGATACGGGTAACTTCCGTGTATCTCTCCCCGTGAAATACGCTCCAGATACCTCTGTATTTTCTAGTCTAAGATACAAGGTTTCAGTTTCTGGAGTGAAGCAGTTCAACTCGTTTACCGATTTGCGCGGACCAGACCAATACGGACGAAAGTATTTTGAACTGAATCAGTTTGATGTGTATTCTGTGTCTTCTGTTGTTTTGAGCGGAACAAATACATCTATTGCCGATGACTTTGAATTGGATGACGGTGGAAGGGATGCATACTACGAAAAGTCGCGTCTATACATCAAGAGTTCCACAGAAGATTTTGCTCGATACACTGCGTTTGGTTCAGAGGTTCAATTTACAGTAAACTTTAGCCGCTTTGATCACAGAGGACCACAGTGTCTACCTTTCGTGGGATTGCACTCCTATGTGCACGCAGACAATCCTAATTTCGTATACGGTCAAATACCACTGTACACAAGTAGCAGAACAGGTAAAACTGTTTCACTTGCTAACTGCTTGGACTTCCGTCGTTTGGGTATCACATCAAACACGAACATGATCAAGCCGTATGGATCGTCTGAGTTCTCTACAAACGACGGATCCACAGACATTCAGTACGGCTACTATTTGCCCAGAATTGATAAACTCTGCGTAAAGGCAGATCCGGACGACGGGTCGCCTCTATTCTTTGTTGTTAGTGGCGTGAGTGATTTGAGTCCAGTAGCACCACCCGATCCTTTAGACTCTCTAGTTTTGGCAACCATCACTATTCCAGCGTATACCCATAATGTGAGCGATGTGGCTTTGACACCTGTGTACAATCAAAGATACACAATGTCGGATATTGGGCGATTGGAAAAGCGTGTGGACGATGTCGAGGTGTTTGCTAAACTGTCTATTTCAGAGACGGAGATTGAGGCTAGAAGCCTTCGCACTTCCTCTTCTCAGGTTGAACCCGTCAAGACTTCTGTTTTCGCAGACGAGTTTTACGGTCACTCCATTTCAGATGTGGTTTCTTCCGAACACGATTGCTCCATTGATTTTGAACGGGGAGAACTCCGTCCTTTCTTCCGAACAAGCAATGTGGAATTGGAACAAGGCTCGGCAATAGCAGCACAGTCGCTTTCTGGTACGCTTAATGGAATAACAGTGTCTAGTGATGGAATAGTGACTTTGAATTACTCCACCACTCCTCACGTTTCAAACCAGCAATACAGTACTAAAATTACCGCCAATAGCAGTGGTCTTGTGAGTTGGTTGGGATGGATGCGTATTACTCCACAAGTCCTTCCGTTCTACGATACCGGATATCGACCATCGGTAAGATCCAACAGCATTTCAGAAAATGATGCGTGGCTGTCATCAAATGCAAACGGTCTTCGCGGCTTTGGAACCCAGTGGAACGATTGGGAAAGCATTTGGACAGGAATAGAAGACATAGACGAAGAACAAGACGACATCCTGAAGAGGATATTGGAAACTCCAAAGGTGTCTTCAACGTCCAATGTTCCAAACATCAATTCAGGTAACTCTAAGATTGCTGTTCGTAGAAATGTTGAGAGCATCAATCAAAAGAACAGCAACTTCATTCGGTCAAAGAAACTAAGAAACCGTATTCGATCAAAGATTGGTTCCAAAGTAGTAGATCGAACTGTGGTTCCTTACATTCCCAGTAAAACCATTACAATCACTGTGTGGGGATTGAAGCCATTTACTGAAGGTCTGTACTTCGTATTTGATGGCGTTGATCAAACCAGTTCCGTTGTCAGTGTAGACGGAAGCGGAGTGATTACAACTGATGAAAACGGTAAGTGTAGTTTTCAGTACACCATTCCAGCAGGAAGATTTCTTGTTGGAAGCAAGAGTGTTCGTGTTTCAGATAGTCTAGTAACTGACAACAGTGTGATGGCTGCGGACGGTGTTCTGTACTGCTCGGGACTATTGACCCAACAAGACAGTGGATCATATTCCACTCGTCCTCCTGTGGTCCGCCGAACGAGTGTTTACTCCGAAACCATCAACAAAGACCCGTTCAACAAGGTTGGAATTTTCACAGGCACAAACACAACAGAGCCTCTTTCTCAAACCTTTAGAGTGGATTCCGTTTCTTCTCCTGAAGGAATTTTGGTAAAGTCTGTTTCTTTGTACTTCTCTTCTAAAGATACCGCATTGCCCGTTGCAGTCGAAATACGACCAACGGTTGCTGGCTATCCTTCGCCTAGCGTGTCGCTACCGTTTAGCACTGTCGTTTTAGAACCATCACAAGTCAATGCCAGCGAAGAACAGCCCCTCGAAACTGTGTTTGAATTCACGTCACCTGTGTATTTGGAACCAGGTGAATACGCGATTTCTATCACCACCAATAGTTCAGAGTACGTTCTTTACGCTGCCCAGACTTCTTTGAATGGTATTGAAAACGGAGAGGGAGCGGAAGGCAGAGCAGGCAACAACCAGTTGGTCGGAAATCTGTTCACCCCACAAGGCACCAATGTCAATGTGTTGAGAAACGATATTGACCTGATGTTCAAGGTTAATCGCTGTGCCTTTACAGGAACAACAGGCATTCTTTCGTATCCTCAAGTCAGCGGAATGGTCGGCGCACAGATCATAAAATTCTATTCACCGCAAATTCTGCCCAGTGGCTGCGATATAGTAGGAAACATCAACGGCAACACTAGTTTCAAAAATAACGATGCCGTCTACATTAATCAAGTTACTCTTACAAGTGATCCTTCTTTTACATACACGCTAACGCGAAGTCTAATCACAGACAGAGTTTCACCTGTCATGGATCTTACTGCCCATTTCTGTGTGGGTGTAAAGGCATTCTCCACCGATAGTACTCTTTCTTCTTCTTATGTGTCAAGGATTGTAGAACTTCCTGAAGCACTGGCATCAAATGGGATACGAGCGTTTTTAGATTCAAATACCCCGTCTTCCACGGACATTCAAGTGTTCTACCGAACCAGTTTGGTTGGAGAGAGTGAGATATTTTCTAAGCCTTGGATAGAGATGACGAAGTTGTCGGCAGACTTCGTCAGTGATTCTGATATTGACTACTCCGAAGCAGAATACACCAGTGGTACTATTGGCTCCTTTAGAACCTATCAAATCAAGGTTCGTTTGATATCTGGCGTAGTCAATCCGGTGTACCAACAGACTCCTGCCGTGCGCAGCATTCGTGCTGTGAGTTACCTGACGTGAGGTAGATATGAAACGTAACTACACTAGGGATTCAAGAAGTGGTGCGCTGATTCTTCACGATACGGGAGAATTGAATCGTTTCCGCAAAGAACAAACCAGTCAAACAGCAATAGACTCGATGAAGAGCGAGATAAATACACTCCGAGAGCAGATTGAGTCTTTACAGGCTGTGATTCAAACCATCGCATCAGATCACCAAAAGAAGGCATGATAAATGGCATCTAACACTGGACCGGACATCAACACGTATCAAATTCCAGAAGTAGAGTTGGGAGACACCTTCAACACATGGAGGGACATCACCAATACTGCCATCTACAAACTAAACAAGATAC